CCCAGCATTACCGCAATCTACATACTCATCCACTCCATCAAACTCCAGCGCCTTTCCTACAACTCCATCAACCCAATCTGCCTCTTCCATGTTGACCAGAGTGCCATCATTACCATTTCCACTCCCGTCAACTGCAACACTTCCACTCCCATCATCAAAACTCCAATAGCCGACTAAGTTCTCATCATCAGGCAGATCAGCAAACGCCCCAACGCCAATATCCACCGTTCCAGCAATAGCAACATCCCCTGATGGCTTCGCCTGAAAAACTTTGTTGTTGCTGGCATCAGCAATAAACAACCCATCTGTGCTATTCCACTCAACCCTCTCGCTGGATGCTGTATCCCCTGCCCAAAATGCTCCAGACGTTGACAGCTCAAGATGACTTGTAGTGTTGGTGCGGAGTTTGATCGTTCCAGCAGTAATCTGCACGTTACTTTTTGAGGATGCCACCTCGCCAAGCGTCCACACGCCAGATGACAACTGCGCCTGAACAGTATTTGAGCTGTCAAAGAAACGTATGCCATCGGCAGAGTCAATAGTAATGTAGTCAGCCGCAGAATACTTGCCGAATGCTGCCCCATAGATATCGCTGCCATAACCATACAGCCCATTTAAGTTGCCGATTGCCCAACCTTCTACCCACTCATTGTATCCTGTGCCTGTCCTGATGTTCCCAACAATTGTCGGGCCAACATCACTTGCCTCCTTGATGCCACGCATGGAATAGATATCTATAAATCCATCTCCCACCGCCCCTGTGTTGAAGACAGCATCCCCTGCATACCACTGATTTGCACCAGAACCCTTGAGATCTCGTGTGACGGTGTAGCTGTAAGGTCCTGATCCACCTGCGTCGCTGTCAACAGACATAAACTCCACCTTACCATCAGCCTCCATATAGATGCGGTCTCCATTGGAGAGGTTGTTGTGTTTTACGTAGATGGTGGTGGCTGATGTTCCCAGGTCTGATGTCAACGTAGTTGTTGGGCCGACAAGGATGCGCCCACCTATGGTGGCAAGGGTATTTTGTGCCACAAGCGTCTCAACCCAAAGTTCGGCTGCATGCAGCGAGAGGAATTTTTTGTTGATGAGGCCAAGATTCAGATCGTAGTTGGTATTGGGATAAATATCGTTGCCTGTTGGGTTGAAGACAAAGTCTCCTGTAGGTGATACGATTAGATTGCCGTTGGAGTTCGTCTGGAAGTCCGTATAGATTGAGTTGTCGGAGTAGGTCAGGCGGAGTTGGGGTTGGGACGTGGATAGAAAGTCGGCAAGCCTGCGTGGGGTGGTTGTGCCAAGGCCGAGGTTGCCGTTTTCATCTATTGTAACTTGCCGATTTCCTGTTGTCCAAAATGACATATCATTATCTACATGACTATATCTGACGATGCCTACATCGGCATCCTCTGGGTCACCAAACCTGACACTCCCAACTGAACTATTCGGCGAAAGAATTGTTATACCAGAATGATCGCCTCCTTCAATTACCAATTCATCTGCATTGCCACTCGGCGTAGTTTGGCCAGAATCTCCTGTTCTAACCCACAATTTCGCCTCCAACTTCGTCCCCCCAATACAAACATTAGTCCCATCCGTATAAACTGGACTATTCGCCAGCCCGCTGGCATCGGAGACATGGTATGGGAGATAGCCATCTGAGAGGTTGGTGAGCTTTGCTGTAGCAAACGTTGGACTCGCAGATGTCCTAATATCCTGAACAGCATCAAGAGTAGTCGTACTGATCGTAAGACTATTTCCCAGACCGAGCCACTTCAAGGTACTTTCTGAGTCATCCCAGAACATAATTCTATCTGCACCAGGATCACTCAAACTTTCAAGGCCGAGATGGGACAATGACAAAGTTCGAGAAGTGGTAATATTCCCACCGCCACTCAATCCAGTACCTGCATTGATGGAGACAGTAGAATGGTCTATATGTTCATTAGCCACGAAGCCTGTGAAGGAATCATGATTTAGGGCATAGATGTTAGATGGAGAGCTGACCGTCAGGTCGTTAACTGTCATGGAATGACTGCCGAGGTCTACATCTTTTACAGCATCCGTATATGGGACAAAAATGCTGCGAAAGACCTCGCTATTGGCAGGGATGTCCCATCTGGAGCCTGTGCCGCCCTCATAGTAGATTCTGACGGTAGGCGCACTGCCCCCGCCGGTAACAGAAGCATAAAGTTTCCCTACAATCCTCGATCCGCTATCAGGTTCGTAGTCAGACGTGATAAGCATGGGCACTACAAAGACATCTTTGCTGTCTGTGATTTCATCACTGATAGAGGATGTGGCAATCAGCGTCTCCGACGTATCAGATTTCCTTTCATACATCTTCCAATACAACTTCAAGGTTTTGGTGCCTGACATCTTTTCTGCCGTGATGTAGAAGTTGAATCCGCCGGTCAAGAGCACATTAGGCGTCCCTCCCGATGCAGATATCCAACCACCGATGTAGTCACCATCACTAAGCCTGGAGCCTTCTATGTAGACTTCTGCATCACTTGAAGGCGTCAGAGTGCATAACTGATAGTCTTCAATGCCAGAGGAAGTATCCGACATGTAGTATGATGCTCCAAGGCTTGTTACTGAAAGATCAACATAGTCCTTGGTAGCTAACTGTTGCAGGCTACCGGAGACATCCACGCTAATATTAGATGTCAGCTCGCTTCCATTCCACTGCAGCGTGGCTGCTCCGCCTGTGGTGCGATCCAAAATTAGTTGGACGTTAACATCATCTGCATCATCATTAATGGTGAAGGTGTTGGCTGTCGTAGCTCCTATATCTGAACTGCCAATGTAGGCTCCCGTAATCGTCAAATCAGATCCATCCCACTTCAAATACTGATCATTGGGATTGCCAATATGCAAAGTATAGTTGCCATCAGTATGCTTTCCCATCCAGATGCCCGTACCTGACATAAAGCCTGTGGCATCACCCATCCTAATGCTCGGATATGTGCTATCGGCATCAAGGGTAATATTGCCTGCAGAAAGTGTATCTGTTCCTAACGTCCAGCCACCGACTGTCCCTGTAGTGGCCTTCATCCCATCCGTATACCAATAATTGTTGGCATCAAGCCACAGCCCATCTTTCCCTGTCTGCACGCCTTTTCCAAACCTTGCGGTGCCTGCAGTGACGTATCCGGTAAATGTTCCTGCAGCAGCATTTATGGTGCCATCAATAACAGCATTCGCAGCTGTGAGTTTGCCATCTGCATCAACATCAAAATCAGGATTCGACGACCCACCAAGTTTAATTGTGCCTGCAGTAAGATCGATCTGTGAGCCTTCTGATGCGCTCCAGTTTGCAGACTGAATGATGCCAAAAATGTTCTTTCCATCTTGAAGAGTCGCATTCCAGACCATGGTATGTGAACCACCATCGTTCGTCGCCACAAGGAAGTCTTCGTTATCGAGTGTCGGAAGGTCATCAGACGTTTGAAATTCAGTCGTCGATACAGATTTGTCCCAATAGATGTATTTTTTATTTGTGTTGCCATCGGCGATCTCATAAACGACTCCATCGTAATAGACATGCACGCCTGCCCACGAAACATAACCCGCAGAAGGACTGTTGTCAGAAAACGCTTTGTCGATGGTATGCTTTAAAAGATTATTATCAACTTTCGGCGTGGTGCTGTAAGATGACGTCTGCGTGCTTGCATTTCCTGACGTATCGTAAGACTTAAACCAGTAATAATAGGGTTGAGATGTTGTAGGCACCGTATCGACGTACTCCATCTTCTCACCTGGCGCACCTTTCACAACAAGGTCTGGATCGCCTTCAGGAAAAGAGTCAGATGTATTTCTCCAAATGCCTACATGTGAAAAATCTTTAACGACGGGATTCGTCCAATTGAGTCTAATACTATTCACTTGAGCAGTTGCGGAGATGTCTGATGGCTGTTCCGGAGCAGACGTTTTTCCTACAGCAGTATGAGTTGTAGATGACGCAGGCCCAACTTTTCCATTTGCAAGATGATATCTAAACGACAGCGTATATTCTATCCCTTCTTCAACGTCATCGAAGGTAATTTCTGCAGGATCATAGCTGAAGATCGGGCCACGCAGTCGTCTTACTGTGCCGCCATGGGGACGTATCATTCCCTCAACAGCTACCACCTGATCAAGTAGCTTGCCAGATTCATACTTAAACGTTACAACGATTCTTGGGCGAAGCGATCCATCAGACTCTCTAACTAAGACAGCTTCATCAGACCGTATGCTGTCTACCTGCGGCGCACCTATCTCTGACTCGATATAAGGCGGGAAAGACATCTGACTATCATAGGCTGGAATGTCCGTGACATCTGCATCGTGAACTGCAGGCGCAGCGTCCACGGCAGTTATCTTCGCAGCAAGATTCGCTACAGGCTCGATGCTTTTAATAATAAGCTCCATCGACTCTGTAGTTCGCTCACCGTAGAGAAAAAGGTCGCCTTCTGCAGGAGCCTCATCTTCCGGAAACGGCGTTTCAAAATCCAGCTCCTTGTATTCGCCATCTTCAGCTTTCGTCTCAACATTCTTAAGCAATGACGTTCCATCTGACTTTCTAAAACGGATGGCATATTGTTTCGTCGTTACCATCGGACAAAACTCATCCAGCGTAACGCCTGTCGCATTACCTCCGCTCGTTTGGATAGAGATCACACGCCCCCAAGACAGCCCCACTTGAAGGACGTCATGACTAAATCTAACAAGATCGCCTCTCGTGCAGACGATGTGCTCTACATCTGCATACCAACTATATGTCTCTGGGCGCAGCTTTGCAACGGCAAGATGATATCTTGCATGCTTATAAGCCAACTCGCTGTGTGTTATCCCTGGAAGCTCCAACTGCTCGTAGTCAGTGGCGTTGCTGGCAGAGTAGCCATCGTCATAGACGATTCGCTCATCCATCTCCCAATTTTGTTCTTCATTCGGAAACAGCACTCGGAAGGCGTGAGGTGTCTTCACGAAGACCTTTTCCATGCTAAAATTCCAAGAATTTCTTGGAGTGAAATGCTGGACAGGGGTGGTTAGAGGTCGATCTTCAACAACTGAATATTTGCCATCAAGATATGTAGGTGCAGCACGTCCTGCTGCAGCAACTTCCCAAAGAGCATCTTCAACAGAAGTCATATAATCAATCACCTGATTATATGAACGCTCCAAAGATCGAACAAACTCTGTGCCATCAAATGTCTCCGCAGCATAATCGGCTTCGATTACAATTTCATTATCGGAAGAAGATTCATCGATGTAGTATTCTCCATCATAATTATCAGTCCCGTGTATCGTAACATAACTTCTCTTCTTGAAGCCATGACCCGTACATGGAAGCCCAACTTTGCCATCACCTTTATCAACAGCCGATTCGCCATCATTTAACTTCTTTATTGTTGCTGCATTTCTCCTATGCCATGCAGCAAGCGCTTCAAGATCAACTCTCGAATCATCTACCGCTCGCTTATTGGCGTCGCCTTGCAGGATGTCTCGATAGATTGATGCAGGATTTCTTGTAGGTTTTCTGATCCATTTGTCGTCAGACGGGCTGTAGTCAGGTAAAATTGATGTTGCAACGCAGTTAAAGGTATCGACAACGCCTTGCAGCTGATCTGTAGCCTTAATGCGGATTGCAACAGTTGCAAGAGGGAGGGCGGCGTTCAGGGGATTTTCGTGTTTGATCGACCTCAGCGCTGTCCAATAAGCCTTATCATAGATCTTGGTGCTCGATGAATCAGGAGTAGTTCGTCGAATGCGAACATCATACTGCCCCTTCGGCACGGACATGCGATAATTGAGCCTCAACGTCTTTGTCTCGTTGGCCTTTGCACTTGGTCGCAGCCTTATACTTCCTGCAGCGATGGTAATTTTGTTGCTTGCAGGAGATGTTGCCTGAGGTTTAAAATCATCTGCAGACTCATAGTCAAGGCAGCCTGCAGAGCGTTCATCAACAATATCACTATCAGTTATTGGACATCCATTACTGCGAGTGATCTTTGCGCAGAGACATGCCCAGCTTGGGCACGGTGGTGCCTTGACAAGCCACAAAGCTCCTTTAGCTCTACCATAAAGAACAACTGCATCTCCTGTATATTTGTTGATGACGACACGATCAACTCTATACTGATCGATGGAATAGTCTCCTATAACCTCATCATAATGCGCCTCATAACCTGGCGGTGGCATCTCTTCTGTCGTCTGCTCAGCCTTCGATGTAAAAGTCCTCCCGACGCTCCAATCATTTTCTCCATGAGGAGAATACTGAATCTCAAACCCAACCTCCCTCATTCCTTTATTTCCATAATCATCAAAGCTAACAAGCCCTTGAGGGAAGGTGATGTCAACACTTATCTCCTCAGTATCGGCCTCTGTTGTCTTCGTCTGCGCAACATCATACTCCAACAACGTCGAAAGAGATTCTTCTTGCACATTCTCTGTGAAGAGAGTTACAGGCGCATCTTCGACGACCTCACTGCCATCAAAGGTCTCGGAGACATACGATGCAGAAATATCAAAAGTGTTTTCAGTATGACTAACGACCTTATAAAGCCCATCATAATTTGTTGTCCCCGTGATCTTGATCTCTCGCCCATCTTCAAAACAATGATTCTGACAAGGCAGTGTGACTGTTCCATCACCATTATCTACTGCACTACCACCTTCGTCGAGATTCTCCCTCCTACCTTCACAGACCTCATATTCGACATCCTCAAACTCCTCGATCGACGTTTCTCCGATCTTAAGGTCAGTGATCTTAAGCGGCCCATATCCTACAGCGAAAAGCTCTCTTAGGTATTGATCGTTGCCGACGATCTCTGTATAAGGTCTTGCAGCAAATGGAGGCACAACTCGACATCTCCCATAAACTTTTGGGATCGGCCCAAATTTGTTGATGGGATTTCGCCCACCGGAAATGCTTGGGCTTCTCAAAAAATCCGTTCCAGCTCCTGCGCCTGCACGAACACTAAGTTTAGGTTGGGGTGGTGGAATGAGTGCATTAAGAGCCAGCATTCCTGCTGTGGATAAGGTGACCATTGCGGCCTTCGTCGCAACTGTCCATGCGCCTGCAGCAGTATACGCTTCCATGCCCAACAAAGACACTACTTGTGGGGCAGCCCAACCTGCAGCTGCAACAACAGCTATCGCCGCAACGGTGCGCAAGATATCCTTCCCGTCGCCGCCACCATGTGATGGCACAGCTCGAACAGTTACGATTGACTCAGGTGCGGGAATATAGCTTTTCCAAAGCTCCTGTGGAACGGCAAAGCCGTCAACGACAACTACTACATCTGATGTTGCCCCTACCTCATCTAACATCTCCGAAATCGTCTTTCCGTAGGGAGAGATGTGCGTTAGTCTTTCAGATGAAAAAGGACGCAAACATGCTACAAGTTGAACCTGTTTCACAACAACTCCTCATGCCGATAAAAGTTAATGATTCGCCTTCTCCAGATGGAAAGAGTATATCTTTCCAAACAGGAGTTTATTCCTTTCATGATGTGAAGCATCTGCTTTCCTCCGACAACAACGCCGACATGCCAGGGATCACCGAGAATTCGCATCAACACAAAGTCACCAAATCTTTCACTGCCCCAGCCTATCGGCGTCCAGATAGGGTCTCTGATCGAGCTTTTTATAAGCGTTGAGATTTCTTTCTGATCTTCAGCATTAAGGTATCTATCAGAATACGATGGGAGTTTAATGTTAAGTATGTCTCTGGCAAAAAGCCACACCAACCCCCAACAATCTACACCATCATAACTGCGCCCCTTCGGTTTGAAGGGTATGCCTATAAATTGAGTCATTTTTCGTATTTTTAGTCGGTAAATTTACGAAGATAACTAAAAAAGTGCAGGGAAAGTTGCGGGGAGAAAAAGATCGCCAGGAAAAGGTTCAGATGTAAAATACTCCACGCTCAAATCACCAGTAACTTGAAGTGCGTCGCATACAACATTCCTCAACTCAAAGCCTGAAAATTCAGCTTCAACTGTATCAGGACTGCTTGCCAAGACTATCATAATCTTTACACTCATCGGAGAGCTAATCGACCTTACCGCCTCAACAATTTGGCGATCAACATTATCAATCGTCAACTTCCCACGAGTAACGCCTTCGCTTGGATCAGAAGGCAATCTAATATCAAATCTATACGAAATATATGTCTTACCGCCGCTTATGGTATCGACTCCATCACTCGTAACCCTTATAGGTTCGGAAAGATCTGAATGGTCGAGCTCAAGAAGCACAAGGAAGGCCTCATCAGTTGTCTGCCCATATACCGCCTGACGGAATGTTAGAGATGTATCTCTACTCATGATGGCAACTCCTCAAGTGTCAGATTGACGATATATCCTCGTTTATGTTGTATGTAGGTCGGCCTATCCACAAACCTGAAATTCTGATCACTCTTAGTGCGAGGATTTTTCATCTCAAAAGACAGAGTTCCCGACTTTGTCGTCGTAACAAAGAAGTCATCAAGCACCGTCAAAAGCGACGGTTTTAGGAACATCCGAAGCTCAAAGGTGCGAACGTCTGCAGTTGACCGCCTCCTCACCTTTGCAGGTCCAGCATCCATTGGCGATCTAACTACATTTTGCGGAGGCAACTCTCTCCATGAAATCAAAAAGTAGTCTCTTAATGATGTAGGCCAATAGATCATATCTACCTCCCAGTAAGAACAGGGCTCATACCAAAAACAGACCTAAGAGAATGATACAAAGCGCCGCCTCTGCGGACATCATTAGCTGCAATCTCTCCAATGATGACAGTAATATCCCTACCTCCATAAGCTCCTCTCGTTTCTTCAACCTTCGGTTCAAACATCGTATTATTCACAATCTGAACTCTTTCAATCGGCGAAGCTCCTCTTGGAAGCACCGTCTCGCCTCTTTGCAAGATGGCAGGATATTCATCTGATCTAAGCCCCGCATGAAGTTTTGGAGCAAATCGAAAGATGTTTTCAGGTACAGTCGTCTGAGGAAGAGGTTCCTTGCCGATGACTCCGCCTCTATGAGCTTTATAAGTCTTAATCTCACCGCCGCCGCCTTTTCCAACAACATGTTCGAGCAACCCGCCTTTTCCAAAGATGACCGACGTTGCCAACTGACCCAAAAGATCACTGCACGCCCTTGCAATGCTTTCAAGAACTGCCACCACATAATCGTGAAAAGTCTTTAACTTTCCAGTCATCAACTCAAAGAAAAAATCACTAAAATTTGTCTCCATGGCCTCAGCCGTGCGTCTTGAAAGGGTTATCAGGTGATTCGCTGCTGCCTTATGCTCTTCAAGCATTTTTTGTCTCTTCGCATTGAAATATTTCTCAATAGCGTCTACAGCCTCTTTCTGGCCCTCCGCACTTTTTAGTGCTGCAGCTTTCTCTCGTTCAAGTGCCCAAAGCTCATATTCACTCCTCTCCATCGTAAGTTCGTTAAACTTGTCGATGTAGGTATCTTTCAGACTCTCCAATCTTTCTTTTCTTTGCGCTTCCGAATCTTTTTCAGCCTTATCTATTTTCTTTAGCATCACAACCCAATACTTCATGATCAGGCTTAACGTCTCTTGGGTTGCACCTTTCATATTCATGTATCTTTCAACAGTCTTATTTAAGACCCATCTCTGATACTCATATGCACTCATCGTAGCTTTCTGGATGGCATCGGTCATCTCATCTTCAACTCTCTGAGCCTCTTCCA